CCGACGACCCGCGCGTGCTGGCCCTGGGGTCGCGTCAGTTGCGCGATCTGCTCAATACCACGGAGGTGACGAGTCAGGATTTCGCGGCAGTCAAGGCGCTGGTGCGAGGCGAGGTCGATTCCTTCCTCGGGTTTTCCATCGTTCGTTCGGAGCGCCTGGCGCTCGTTACCACGACTCGCACATGCCTGGCGTTCACCCGGTCGAGCATTGGCCTGGGCATCGGGCGCGACGTGGTGACGAAAATCGACCCTCGGCCCGATGTGTCGTACGCGACGCAAGTCTATCTCGCCTTCACAGCGAATGCGACGCGCATCCACGAAGAGGGGGTCGTGGAAATCGAGTGTACCGAAGCGTAACCACAACTCCCGGTGGCGCGTAAGCGCCACCGGGATTTTTCTTGGAGTGGAGCATGTCGCCCGTCAGCATCGTTAACGAAGCGTTTGCATACCTGGGCGAATCTCCTATTGTCAGCCTGGACGACGACACGAAAACCGCCGCCATGGCGAAAGGGCTTTACGCGACCGCCAAGGCGTCAGTTCTGCGAATGCACCGTTGGAGCTGCGCGGTCAAGCGCAAAAACCTCGCGGAGCTCACCACCACGCTCGACACGCCTTTTCCTTACGCCTACTCCCTGCCAAGCGATTATGTTCACCTGATCGACTTGTACACGAACGACATCAACGTCAAGTCGCTTTCCGTAGACGGGATAGATGTCGAACAGCGGTACTTGATCGAAAACGGTACGGTGCAGGCGTTCGACTCGCCGTTGCAAATGCGCTACGTGTTCGACGTGCCCGAGGCGCAGATGGACCCTTTGCTTGCCAGTACGCTCTCGGCGTACCTCGCCTGGCAGATGGCCTACGCGCTCACCGGCAGCGGGCAGCATGAAGTGCGTTGTTCGCAGCGTTTCGCCACGATGATCAACGAGGCCCGGACGGCGAATCAGATCGAGCTCCCCCGTAAGATTATCACTGCCACGCAGCTTGCCCGAGCGAGGCGCGGCTGATGGCCCGCGTCCAGCACGCGATCAACCATTTCACGGTTGGCGAAGTCTCGCCACGCCTGCTCGCGCGTGCGGACACGGAAGAATTCCGCAACGGTTGTGCGCTTCTGGAAAACTTCGTTGTGGACCCGCATGGTGGCGTGAGCCGCCGCGGGGGCTTTCATCATGTGAACCGCACGAAAGACGACGGGCTGGCGCGGCTTGTCCCTTTCATCTTTACTCGCGAGCAGTCCTTCATGCTCGAATTCGGGGACGAGTACATCCGTTTCTACCGCGACAACGGCTACGTCCAGAACGTGCAGTTCGTGCACACCGACATCGGAGACGGCGCTACGACGATTTTTACCTACCCTTACGGCTTGCGCGGTTCGCTGACCGTCGCGCTCGACGGCGTGATCACGGCGGCGTATACGACGGTCGATAACGACTTGAGCATCACCGTCACGTTCACCGCCGCGCCGGGCGATGGCGTGTTCATCACCATGTACCAGGCGGCGTTCGACACCGGGGATAATGTCCTTGAATCGCCGGAGTTCTTTTCGAGCGATGAGTGGATTTTGGGTACGGGCTGGTCAATCACCGGCAGCAATGCCGTGTACTCGGAAACCAGTTCGGGAACGCTGACGCAGATTACGAGCGGCCTGGAAGAAGAGGATTATTACCTGTACTTCTATGTCGAGTCCACAACCGGGCTGGATAGCCTTATCATCACTCTTGGGGGGCTCATCATTTTCAATGACCCCTGGCCGGCGGGCCAAACCGGCTTTTATGCCATGATGGCGGACCTGACGGGTAAATCCAGCGACTCGCTGGTTTTCTTGGCAAATAACGGTAGCATCGAGATAGACCGGGTGGGTTTGCATCGAATAGACGATCCCACTGAGGGGGTGGCGGAGTACCCGATTTTCGAGCTGGTATCCCCCTATCCAATCGACGAGGTGTTCGGGCTGCACTACGCGCAGGCGAACGACATCATGTTTTTCGCTAACTTTTACCAGAAGCCCTGGCAACTTCTGCGCTTCGGAGACCTGGATTGGCGTTGGACGCAGACTACGCACGTCGGCGCGCCGTGGGAAGATGGCGGGTACGCCGCGGCTGACGGGTACCCGAGCACCGTTACCTTTTTTCAGCAGCGTCTTTGTTACGGCGCGACGCTGGCAGAGCCGCAGACGCTATGGCTGTCGCGCGCGGCGGACTTCTTCGAGTTCACCGTTCCCGCTGACCCGGCGCCGGACGATCCGTTGGAGCTGACGCTCGCCGCACAGGAGCATGACGCGATCGAGTGGATTTCCTCTGAAATCAACATGCTCATGGGGACCGGGCGCACCGAGTACCGCATAACCAGCGACTCGTTCGTGGCAACGAATAACCTTCCGTCAGTCGAGGCGCAGACGCATTACGGCTCGCGGCACATCATGCCGGTGTTTGTCGGCAATCAGCTCGTGTTCGTGCAGCAAACGGGCCGTCAACTGCGCTCGTTCACCCTGCGGCCCGAGAGCTATCAGCAGCTTTATCGGTCCGTCGATCTGACGTGGCTGGCGGAACATATGTTGAGTGCCTCGTCGGGTGGGATCATCGCCATGACCTTTGCGCTCGTTCCCGACTCGGTGCTATGGGCAATCCGGGCTGACGGGGCGCTGCTGTCCATGGTGCAAGACCCGGCGCTGGCGGAAAGCGATTTTTCAAAAGTCGGGTGGAGCAGGCACCCGATGGATGGCGATGTGGAGTCCATCGCTTGCATTCCCACGGACACGCATGAACAGTTGTGGGCGGTGATAGAGCGCGACGGAAAGAGGTACATCGAATACCTCGATCCCGACGTGTTCGTTGATTCGGCATTCACCTATCCTCCCGTGTTGGGCCTGGAAGGATACCCGGCGATCAGCGAGGCGACGCACCTTGAGCACCTGGAAGGCAAGCAAGTCGCTATTCTGGCTGATGACGCGGTGCATACGATGCAGATTGTCGAGAACGGAAGGGTGCTGCTCGATTGGCCGGCGTCCACGGTCGTTATCGGCCTGCCGTACTCTTCGCACCTCATCACTATGCCCGTCGAAGCTGCGAATCCAGGTGGAACGGCGCAGGCTGTGCAGAAGCGGTGGAACCGTATCGTGGCGCGGTTGCGCCGCTCGGCCTACCCGAACATCAACGGGCAGCGTCCGCCGGTGCGCCAGCCTGTCACCGAGCTGGGGGTGCCTGAGCCGCTGGTCACGGGTGACGTTGAAATACGAAACTTCGGCAACGACAAGTTCGGGCAGATCGACATTGAGACTTCGTTGCCGTTGCCGTGCAATGTCCTGGGCCTGTTTGGGGACGTTTCAGCCGGTGGCGGGTAACTTCTACGTGACGGGGCTTCCGCGCTCGCGCACGACATGGGCGGCGAACCTGTTGACTTACGGTGGCCGGTACTGCTACCAGGATGCTTTCCTTAACTGTGCCACGCCGGAACAAGTGCTGGATGTGATTGGCAATGGTAATGGACTTTCCGATCCGATGTTCCTGCTGTGCTGGCGGCGGGTGCTGGCAGTGCGGCCTGCGCCGGTTGCCGTCATCGTGCGCGATTTCGCTGCGGTGTGCGAAGCGAGCAAAAAGGCTTTTACGCTGTTCAACATGGAATTCATGGTTCGGCTGCAACAGGAAATGCTGATGCTGTGTCGCCAGCCGGGCGTGTTGACGCTGGATTACAACGAGCCGAAGCTTGCCGAGCAGTTATGGCAGCATTGCCGCCGCGGCGAACCGTTTGACGTGATACGCGGGCAGATGCTCGATGGGATGAATGTACAAGCGATCATCGATACCAGTGTTGACAGTCGGATCGATGAGTTGTTAAGCGAGGTCTGGTAACGTGCCTATTGGAATCGCCTTAGCGGTTGCGAGCATTGGTGTTGGATTGTACGCATCCAACAAGGCAAGCGATGCTCAAGAGGAAGCGGGCGAGGCGGCCCAGGACGCCGCCTATGCCAACGCCGCCGATCTGCTCGACCTGGCGAATATCAACGCCGATGCCATTCTCACTACAGCGAACATCAACGCGCAGGCGATTCTCAAC